CAAGTTTTTCATCTCCTGCTCCGTATAAGAGTGCATAGATAAATGTCTTCGCCTGATTTCTTGATTCAAGTCCTGCAAGTCTTTGGTTAGCTGAGTGTATGTCTCCGTGGAGTATTTCATTTTTGAAGTCCTCGTCCTTCATGTAGTGTGCAAGCATTCGTAACTCTAAGCCGCTGGCATCAATACCAACCAGCTTATATCCTTCAGGCACAATCCAACAGGCTCTACACTCTTTGCCGTAGGGCGAACCAAGACTAGGGACCTGTGCCATATTGGGGCTATTGTGCGTCATGCGCCCTGTAATAGTTCCATTAGGGTTTACAAATCCTCTGACACGATCATCGTCGTGAGTGGCCTCAAGCCACGATGTAGCCTGTGCTATGCGTTTCTGTAGTAATAGATATTCAGCAATAAGTTTTGCTTCAGGTATGTCAGTGATCTTACTGAGAGTAGATTCATCAACGATTGGTTGGCCCGTAGGAGTAAACTTCTTAGGCTCCCAACCAAAGTCAATTAGATATTCACCTATCTGTTTGCGTGATCCAAGGTTGAATGGTACTTCTTCAATGCGTACAGCCTTACGCTTAATTGCAATTTCTTCATACTCTTCTTGAGTCAGCCTGCTTTTCTTTGTTGATCCCTCAACGAGAGCCATCTTAGAAAGCGCACCTGTCTTTGTAAACTGAGCCAGTAGTGTGGTCTTAAGCTGCTTGGGCCTAAAGGTTTTTTGGACTTCGCGCTCAACTTCTTTTAGGCGGTCAGTCAGTTCAGCAACCAGAAGGCTTGCGGCTTTAACGTCCAGAAGAAATCCATGCTCGCGTTGATCAGCAATAATTTTTAGTGTCTCATGCTCAAGAGTAACTGACTGCCGACTAAAACCACGAGACTCAAGCTTAAGATTATTAAACATCTTTGCATTGAGTACGGCATCATTGCGACAGTAGTTAAGCATCTCAGGACTATACTCACCAAACTCTGTGTGGTCTATCTTCTGAAGGCCAATACGATAGCCCCAAGACTCAAGGCTATGGCCTCCCTCACGAGTAGGATTGAACAGTCGAGAAAGAACTAATGTATCTACAATGGCTCTACCATCTGCAAGATCTATGTTGTGTATTTTTTTTATGGCTGGGAGATCATAACCAATAATGTTATGGCCTATCAGCTTGTCGGCTGTAGATAGATGAGCCAGCCCCTGAACAATCTCAGTAGGCCCAAAGGTCTTTGTCTCGCCTGAGTCGGGATCGACAGCAGCAATACACCAGATCTTTGTAGGCTCAAGGCTATCAGCCTCAATGTCAAATACTATGCTCTTCATAATTCAAGCTCATCTTGTTCTTCTGCTTCCATTGATATTTCACTGAGCCTGCCAGTATCTTTATCATAGAAGAGATGCGTAGCAATTCCTGTGTCGCCAGTATAACGAGACTTAAGAACTCTAACTCTTGTTGTGCTGGCCTCAATTGGATCCTCAGATTGTTGATTACGCTCAAGAGAAATTACACAATCAGATAACTGTGCGATGCTTTGAGAACCTCTCATGTGACTAAGGTTTACTTCAATGCCATTCTCATGCCCACGATTACCATCAATCCTACGCAAGTGTGAAACAAGAATCAAGCCAACTCCAGTTTCTTCAACCAGCGTTCTAAAATTGTGCATAATAGAATCTATGTTTCGGCGCTCATCACCATCTGTTGTCATCGACAATAGCATATGAAGGTGATCAAATACTATCCACTTGCATTCAAGGCCTATAGCCATGAAACGTAATTTAGAAAAGATACTATCGACATCATTCATTCCAAGGTGTGCATGAATATAAACACGATTCTCGTTGTGTCCTCCATAAAGAACATTAAAAAAATTATCTATTTCTTCTTCGGTATACTTGGCTCTAACGCTATCAATGTGTAGACGATCATTGGCTTCAATAGAAAGTATACCATCTACTGTACGCCTCCAATCTTCTTCAAGAGCGATAACACCAACACGATCATTAGTATTAGTAATCAACCAGTGCTGAAGCTCTCGCGTCACACTAGACTTACCAAGGCCTGTGCCTCCCGTCAAAGTTATTAATTCTTTTTGTCTTAGGCCTTCAAGCTTATCATTGAGGCCGTGCCAAGGATAAGGTACTGATTCTTTCTTCTCGCGCTTCTTGTAGTTATCGCGCTCTTCACTGACGTTTAGAATCCCAGACGGCGTATAAAGTTTTGAACCCCACCACGCAGTAACATAAGCTTTGTGGTGGCCCAGCTTGAGCATCTCATTAGGATCTTTGAACTCAGGTGGGAGATTGAGGATCTTAGCTTTTCCGGGCTTGAGGATACGCGCCACTTTCTTTGCGGCTTCTTTTCCGGGCTTGTCGTTGTCGAATGAAATGACCACCGTATCAAACGATTCAAGGAACTCAAGATTTTCTTGGACATCTTTGAGTGCGCCTTGCGCTCCATTCTTAACAGATACAACCGGCCATTTACTCCCCAGAAGTTCGTATGCCGCCATAGCATCACATTCACCTTCAGTGATCGTAATGTATTTGCCGCCCGTCTGCGCCACTTGCTGACCAAAAAGACCAGTTCCTTTGGGCGAGCCTGACCAAGTAAATATTTTATTTTCTCTGCGAATTTTAGTAGCGACTTCTTCATTGTTTATGTACGCTGGATAATGATGTTCAATAATTTTACCGGCTTCATCCTTGACTGACCGGACGCCATATTTCTTTGCAGTTTCAAGGGATATCCCTCTGTCTGTTAGTGCATGATAAAACACACTTTGTGTATCCTTAAATGAATTGTTGTCGTTAGATCTTTTGAAGCTATTAAAGTCTGCCACGTTGCCTCCCATTGCAGATTCATAGTCTTTAAAAAAAGTCCCGCAACTAAAACATTTTGCAGAACCGTTTTGATTTACGGAGACAGGATCGCTGCCTCCGCAATTTGGACAAGGTTTTTGATAGGCCACAAAGTCGCCCATGTTTATTCCTCCGTTTCATTGTCCTCAACCAAAGCTTCATCTTCAAGGAACTCTTGCATCTTGGAATGCAGAGCAACTGAAGAAGCCTGTAAGATTGTTAAGTCTGCTTGCAGTGCGTCCATTCTTTGTTGGACAGTAACAAGAAGATTGAATGTTGCCTGACCTTCGCCAGACAACTTCTCAACATCATAGGTTTTATCTTCGTGCGTGTATCTATAATTCATTATAATTCATCTCCATCGTTGTCATCAGAAACAATATCAAACTCTGCTCCATCTGGATTTGCATATTCAATAAGATCTAATACTTGCATGGCCTGAAAGTCTAGACCTTTATATGAAGTACCATTCCAAGTAGTTTCCCACTCTTTGTATTGAACACGAACCTTTGAACCATTACCAACAGCAACATTTAATGGCTGTTTGTTGCGGTCTAAAAGTTTTGGGGCAGAACGAATCATACCATTGGGGCCATTAACTTTACGTTTAATTAAAAGGGCTGGGCCTTCTTCCATGTCTTTAACCGTAAAGCCGCGAGATCTAAAATCATTTGCAACCTCATCATCTACTACAAGATTAACTGTATACACAGGGGTATAAGTTGTATTAGGTGTAGTAACAGAAGCCCAATAAGCAATGCCTTCAACAAGTGCCATAATAAAATCTCCTTAAGATTTGTTAAACAAGAAAGTGATGTAACGCGGAATACAACTAATAACATAATCTTCAGTCAATGCTTTTGCCTCCTTTTCTGACATTAGATTAATCCAACTAATCATATTTCTCATGGCGTCTGAAGATGGTAAGCCAGTACCTAGCCCCATAACAAATGCACGACAAAGATGATCTTCAACATTAAAAACCTCATCCATTACTCATAGTCTCCTGTAAGTATAGTCATCTTTACAAGATCTAATAGAAGATTAAACTTTTCCATATCAATATCAGATACTACTCTTAAGTCTTCTCCAGTATCAACTATTAAGATAAAAGGATATCTTAACTCTTCTTCGTTTGAAGAGTCTTGTAATTTTTTAAGACCTTCAGTAACTTTATCGTTAAGAGATTTCTTTTTATCTTGTTTAAAATTACCTTGTATAACTTTCAACGATTACCTCCAGAACCTTTTATCACTCCACGTTCAGCACGGCTGCGGAGTTTAGAGAGATTATACTCCGCAACAGTAGACAAGTCAACTCCCTGATCTTTTAATAACATAGAAAGATTCCAAAGGACATCACCGGCTTCTGATATCACATCATCTCTATTGACATTTTTATCGTCGCCTCTTAACATAGGCTTAATAAATAAATCAGATAGTTCTGCTGACTCAACCATCAAAGATGCAATAGGATAAAACATATCTTTGTATTGTGCAGTCTCAGCGGCAGCTTTTTGATAGTCATCAAATTTCATTTTGAGCTTTCCTGTATTAACCAATCAAGATAAACACGAGCCTTCCTAAGATCTTCTACACCATTTTTGTATTTAAATCTATGTAAATATTTCATAACATTTCCAGCACAGTAGTCATTGAAGCCGGGGCCAAGCTGTTGCTTGATATAATCAATTGCTTCTATACCGCCTTTGTTGTAGTGCTGTGGTTTTGTAACAGCATTATGTTTATCTTGAGGATGATAAAGCTTTCCGGTTATAGTACTAGATCTAATCTTATTCCATTCTTCTGGTGTTACATCATCAATACTCATAACTTACCTCCATATTAAATGTAATCAGTTAATATAAAAACAACACTAAAGAAAACAATTATTCCAAAAGCATACCAATATTCTGGCATGGTGTAAATAAAATGTTTTATGCGATCTTTGTCCACCTCATTGGCCTCCCTTTCTGTAACCAATCAAAAAATTTAAATTCATAATATTTGTTGTATGCTGTAACAGTGTCAGGATCTTTGAACTCGTCGGGCATACACTGGGGCGGGTCAACAAATCCTTTAATCTCAATGCTTTGCGGGGCTTTGCTAGTAAAGAACTTTAACTTATCCCAACTCTTATGGTTATGATTGAAGCGCTTTTCAAACTCTGTACTGAGGGCTTCAAAGTGTTCATACAACCATTCGTAATGCTCTTTACTTTGTCTAGCCCAGACTGTACTAGGATGATTGACATGAGCCGCAAGATAAAACTTATCATCATGTTTATCCATGACCCAGCGTTTAGCCTTACGGCCTGATTCAGTGCGACCTTCAACAAGATTACCGTCAAGGAAACGATGAGCAGTAGAAAGAATCTGTGCGGTTTCTAGCGGCATCTTTACGATATGCTGGTCACATAAACTTTCTGCGGCTTTCTTCGGACATTTACTTCGATAAAAGATATTCATAGTAAGTCCTCTACGCGCTCGCCTGTTTTTATCTCTTGTTCTGCTTCTGCTACTCGTTCGTAACACCATCTGTGGTAGTGCATGGCGTCCTCTTTGGGTCTGCCGTGTAATATAACCTCGTCTTCCTCGCTGTGTATACCACAGCCACAGTAATCACAATTCATATTTAATATCCTCTAACACATATTAACAAAGCTATTCATATGTACAGTTGCGATATGAATGTTACCATCCATACAATACTGATAAGCATCTGCTAGAGCGTGTGCCGCCTTCGCAACCAAGACCGCTTGCTCATCTCTGTTTATTCCTTCGCACGAAAATTTAATTTCATGCAAAAGTTTCATTTCTTTTTCGCCGTCTTGTTGTTCGTAAATACGAATGATTGAATCATGCCAAAGCATTTCAGTCGATATCATTAGGCCGTACTCCATTGTCTTTAATTTTCACTTCTTCATCACAGTCATCGCAATAAGCATCTGTATTACTATCAACCTGACTAACATCAAGTTTTTTTTCTAGGCTGTTCCAGTAAACATCGCCGCGCCATATTAAGTTTGTGCCGTTGCAGACCGAGCAGTTGTATCGGTAATAAGAATTACTCATATCTAGTCTCCATGATCCGACCAATGATAGTCGGCTTCATCTATATAATCTCGAACAAGATCAAACATATAATCCATGTTGACCCAGCTAGTGATGTCAACCCCATGAGATTTAACTGAAACAATTTCAACTAATTTCTCCTCGTCACCATGATTTACAAATTCTATTTGAACATCCGTTGTCATCCAATCACAATCAAGCTCTGCTTCCATGACCTGATTGCCATACATACTAGCTGTTCCCATTTCTTACCTCCTCATGTTTTATAAGAGTATCCATCACACTAATAGGGCTGGTATAACCTTCGGCAAAGCCCTGCATAAAACGAGTCAGGCTATCATCTTCACCTAACAAACGCTTATAGCGTCTATAGTATTTTAGATGGTCTGATTTTTGGTCACGAAAAAATTGTCTCCAGAATTGAAGTTCTTCTAACCTATTCATAATATTCTCCTAAGAATGTGTGTATCCATCACGCTCTATTGCTAACCACATACCATTCCATTGTACACAGACAGCACCATCGCCCCCAATAATATTTTGGACTGAGCGTCGAAACCTCAAATAACTTTTACCATCATTCCAATAAATCCATTTATAATGAAGAGATTTTTGTTGAGGTTTAGTTAGTCTCATAACAAACTCCTAAAATAAATACAACGCATATGTACTACACTTCTTTAGCTCACCGTTCAATCCAATATAGATTGGTAACGAGCTACCCATATTAATATCCATTTCTTTTTTAGTCTTAGCGACAAGATACTCAATACCTTCATCGGCTTTGAAATCTTTTAATCTTTTAACGTGTCGCCAAATAACCATACCGCCAGCGTTGTTTTTGTAGGGGGTTACATAATACATATCACTTTCCTCTATGGTTGTTGATCCATTCTTCAACGGTGTCGCTAGACTTTGCGGCATCGTCCCAGAATTTATGTATATCTTCCAAAGACCAATGGATCTGTTCTTGATGCAGACAATCCATAATAAAAGCACAATAATCCTCATCAGTCATTGCTGACCTGACTAGCCTTTTAGTATTTATCATTCTTTCTTTGTCTTGTTTTCGCATCACCAATCTCCTTTGCGAATTCGCCACAAAATATTTTCTATATCTTTGTCTTTGAGTTTTGCATACCGCTCCAAGTCCCGACGAAGCTGGGCATAATCAGTGTGCGGCAGGGTATAAAGATGTAGGATAACTAAATCATTAATAATTTCTTCCGTATTCATCATAATCATTCACCCATAAAAAAGCCCCTTGGAATCCTTTCCAAAGGGCTGGACAATACGACACAAGATTTAAGCGGCGGCTTGGAATACTGAGGAGTGGACAGTTTTCCTGACAACCTCTTGTCTTTTATGTCGCACTGAGGCAATGTTTATCTCCGAAGCTTTTCTAGCGGCAGGAGCATGAGTTGACCAATCAGTGAGAGTATTATACAGCGCCCACTTATTGTTGCCAAGCCTTGATTTGTATGTAGCCCATTCTCGCCAAAGATAATTTAAGACACTATTAAATCGCGGTAGCCCGTCAAAAATCTCTGACCAATTACTAGCACCCCCAGCAATCAAAGCCTTTACTTGATCTAAACACCCAGCGGCTTCAGCAAAAACAAACATAGCTTGCTGTTCATCGACAGTAGTATTACTCCACTTATGCCACGTTTCTCGTTCAGTCTCAAATACTTCTAAAGCTTTTACAATAAGTCTAGAGCCGCGATCAACGTCGAGGTTCTGAGTGTGTCGGCCCTTGAATACTGTAATCTCACCCGAAGTAAATACTTGAAGATTAAGACAAGCAAACTGGTGGGCGGCGACACTCATCATGAAGGGCCAAGAACTATCAAAAGATGTGATGCCCAATAAAACTAAAGAAGCATTGTCACCTTTTGGAGTCTCGTAAGTATGATTCGGTAAAGTATATTTTACAAACGTGCGACTACCGTTGTGGCTGGTTTGTATATCTTCTTTGATACCGTCAGTGTTTAAACCGCTCCGCATAATAATATCGCGTTGGGCCTGAATAAGTTTCTTTGGGGCGACAGGCTTATACTTAGGGCCATGCACTCCAAGTTCTTGCATAGTATCTGTACGAACTATCGCAACTTTAGATGAATGATGCCAGCCATCGTTGTCATCAAAATACATTAGAGGAACTGTTGATACTTCAAAGTTAGCATCATGATCGTCTGAAAAAGGCGAATCAGAAACAAGTGCTTTATTGAAAATAGATACTACGTTTTCCATGATAAACTCCAAGTTTAGTTTTACACCAT